AGCTGCAGCACCGGGCGACGAAGCGCGGGCGGACGGTCGAGCAGGAGATCAAAGCGGTGGTCGATCGGATCCAGGACGAGCTGTTCCACAAGGGCGGCTAGCGATGGCGATCCTGAAAGTGCCGAATGACGATCGCGCGGATGCCGTCGGCCCGGTGATGCCGAAGGAGGACGACCCGGAGAAGGCGGACGTCCCGCCGGTGCGCGTGCTGGTGCTCTGCGATCTGCGCCCGATCGAGGTGCGCGGCCGAGCGCGGGAGTCCCGCTGATGGCCCTCCACGATTTCTTCTGCCAGGTCTGCGGCCAGGTCCTGGTCGACGTCAACGTCCCGATCGCGATCGGGGCGACCGCCGGCGCGCCGTTCCACTGCGGCAAGCAGACCGCCTGGATCCCGCAGGTCGGGCGGATGGATGCCTACGAGCCGTTTCAGGAGTTCGAGACGCGCGACGGCCAGAACAACCTGGTCACCGTCGACTCGCTCAAGAAGCTGCGCGACATCGAACGCGACTCTGAGCAGCGCTACCGGGATGGCGAGGGGCAGCCGCTCGTCTGGCGGCGTTACTCGCAGGACACCTCGAACTGGGACGTGCACAGTCTCCATCCGAAGTGGGACGGTGGCGAGCGGCCCACGCCGGAGGCGGCGAAGCGTTTCGGCCAGACCCTGCGCCGCTCGACCGAGGAGCCCGAGGCGGAGTACGGGCCGGGCGTGAGTGACAGCTCGCCGGCGGCGCTCGACACGCTGCCGTGGACGGGGAAGTAGCTAGTGGACGCCCATCAGCTCGCCGGTCGCCTTCATGATCTTGGTGAGCACGTCCTGCGACCGCTCGACCGATTCGATCGCCTGGTCGAGGCCCCCGATCGCGTGGCGCAGTCCGTCGGTCGCGTGCTTGAGCCCGGCGATGGTCTGGCCGTGGTGACGCAGGTGCTCGATGTGCAGGTCGTACATCAACTTCAGGATCTCGCGCTCTTTGTCGGTCGGCATCCCCTGAGTCTACCCGATCACTCAGAGTCACCGTCGCATGGCTGATTACTCTCCGTCCGGCGTCCTCGATCTCCCGCGCACCACCGCCGACAGTCTCCTCACCGGCGACCCGAAGGTCCTGAACTGGCTGCGCGAGTGGATCCAGGAGGGCGATCTCATCAACCGCGCCGATCCCTCCTACGATCTGATCAGCCGCGCCCAGTCCTACATCGTCGGCGAGCAGCTGACCGCCGAGCGGCTGCGCCTCAAGTACCTCCCCTCGGTCACCGTCAACGAGACGCGCAAGGCGATGCAGGCGCACGTCTCGGCGATCACCGACCTCAAGCCGGTCGCCGGCTGGAAGTCGAATCCCGAGTACCAGGTTCAGGCCAACATGCTGAACCAGTACCTGATGGCCGAGTGGATCACCACGATGATGGATCTCGACCTCGGCGACTGCGTGAAGTACTCGCTCGCCGGCGGGACAGGCGATCTGGTCATCGACTGGGATCCGCACGTGCCGCTCGGCGGTGCGCATGCGCTCAGCGCGCGTGATCCCCGCGACACCCTGCCGCTGCGCCCATCCTTCGGCCGCTCGCCGCAGACCTGGGAAGGCGTCTGCTTCCGCGAGGAGCACACGGTCAACGTGCTGCGCGGGATGTATCCGACCAAGGCGAACCTCTTCCGCCCGGCGACCGACACGATGCTCGGCCGCGTCATGGGCCGCTTCCGCACCGGCCTCTCGCGTCTCATCTCGCCCGCCGATCCGCTCGACTCGATCGCCTTCGGCGGCACGGCGGCGACTCTGCGCAAGGCCCGCGCCGGCGCGCTCGTCCTCTACCGCGCCTACTTCCGCGATCGCACCCGCAATCTGACCGGCCAGCCGATCCCGATGGGCACGCCCGGATCGAACTGGGCCTACGTCGTGCAGCCGAAGGAGCCGCTCTATCCGCGCGGCCGCTTGGTCGTCGCCACCGACGACGCGATCGTCTACGACGGCCCGAACACCTACTGGCACGGCATGTACCCGTTCTGCCGGATGAAGCTGTGGTCGGTGCCGTGGCAGTTCCTCGGCATCCCGCTCTTCAACGATCTCCTGCCGCTGCAGGATGCGATCAACGACACGGTGCAGGACGTCCGCCTGGCGCTCGCGCAGTGGCTCAACCCCGACATCGTCTACAACCGGAACGCCGTCAGCGAAGCCACGATGAAGCTGATGGATCCGCGCCGGCCGGGGAAGCGCGTCAAGATCACGCCCGGCTTCGGCGATCCGTGGAAGAAGGAGGAGGGCCCACCGCCCGGCGTGATCCAGATGGGGATCGAGCTGTGGGACAAGCTGACCCAGAAGTTCACCGATCTCAGTGGGACGGCGAACCTGCAAGCGCTCCTGCAGCTGCGCCAGATGCCGGCGGCCGACACGATCCAGAAGTACTACGAGGCGCTCACGCCCGAGATCCGCTCCGAGGCGCGCCAGGTCGAACTCTTCCTGCGCGACTTCTCCGAGATGGTGAAGATCAACTACTTCCAGTTCCTCAGCGCCGCCAAGCGGATCCAGGTGCTCGGCACCGGCGGGCAGATGCTCTCGCAGTTCGACTTCGATCCCGACAGCTTCGTGCCGGCGCTGCACCCCAACGATCCCGGCTACACGCCGGAGCTGGACGCCGACATCACCACGCGCGACCAGCGGGCGCAGTACTTCCACAAGCAGTTCATCTTCATCGTCGCGCCGAACACGGTCCTGGCCATGGACGCGACCGAGCGCAAGATGATGCGCGTGCAGCTGGCGCGCATGGGCTACTACGATTTCTGGTCGCTGCACGAGACGCTGGAGACGCCCAACGTCGGCGCGCCGCCCGCCGTGCCGCTGCAGCCACTGACCCCGCCGCCACCCGATGCGAAGGCGCAGATCTACCAGCAGCTGCAGCAGACCCCCGGCGCGATGCAAGCGGTCCTCGCCGGCGCCTCGCCGATGCCGCAGTACACCGATCAGGCGTCCGGTCGCACCTTCACGATGGATCAGTCCTCGGGGCAGATCCTCGAAGTGCGCATCCCGGTGACGGTGACCGAGCGGCTGCAGGCGCAGGCGCAGATGGGGATCGGGCAGACGGTCTCGCCAGTCGGGCGTAAGGCCACCGGACAGGAGCCGCCGCAGCAGGAGACCAAGAGCGACGGCCGCTCGACGATCACCGAGTCGAAGAAGTGAGGAGGAGCCGAATGGGGACGCCGCTGCGCATCGCGCTGAAAGCTGTGGCCAACGATCACTTTGTCTGCGCCGACAGGAACCTGAATGCGAATCTGCCGCTGGTCGCCAACCGCACCGCGGTCGGCGGGTGGGAGCAGTTCGATCTCTACCAGGTGATGCCCGACGGCTCGCTGGTCCCGCTCGAACTGCCCGCGGGAGGCGGTGGGGGCGGCCAACCCCAACCGCCCGATACCGGCGGCGGCGGACAGCCGCAACCGCCCGCGGGCAGCGACATGATCAACCTCGCCTCGGCCGGTGTCTACTCCTCGCCGCCTGACATCGCCGGCTGGCCGATCACGGTGAAGGTGACCGGCGTCTCGATGCACCCGGGCCCTGGCGGCGATCGCCCCGGGATCGGGTTCGGCTTCGATCGCGCGCTGCCCGAGGCGTGGAAGTGGCCGAGCAACCCGTCGAACCCGAGCGACAACTACCAGTACACCGTCTGGGCGTTGGCCAAGATCAATGGCGTGTGGGCGGCGGCGGCGTTCATCCAGATGTGGCAGGGGCGGGAGTCGACCGGCGCCGAGGGGACCTTCACCGACGACTTCCCGCGCGACTGGGCGTACTCCTCGCGCTGGGGCCCGCTCTACCAGCACCGGCCGACCGTCGGCGAGACGATGGCCTTCTTCGTCTCGGCGGGCAACGGTCGCGATCAGAGCGTCGTCACCAGCGTGCGCGAGCGGTCGAACGTCGTCACGGTGGTGATGCCGTCCGGCTGGAACAGTGAATGGCGGTTCTGATGGCGACCAGAAACCCGGCCGACGCGACCATGCGGAACGCCCGCGCCAGCGCTCGGCGTGACGAGCAGCTTGCCGAGCGCCTCGCGCGTCTCGAAGCGCGCGTCGACAAGCTCGCCGAGCGCCTCATGACGACCGAGCTGGCCCTGGAGACGGCGGCCGTGCGGCGGCGGGCGGCGTCCACCCGCAAGCGGTGACCTCGTGCCGCGGACGCCGGCCGAGCAGCTCGACGCGTGGAAGGCGGTGACCGGCCATGTGATGGCGGTCGTCCTCACGCTCGGCTTCTTCGGCATCGTCTTCCTCGCGCTCATCGGCAAGGTGAACCTGACCGATCCGACCACCGCCACCTTCATCGGCACCGTCACCGGCTACGCGATCGGCCAACTCAGTAAGCCGCTCGCGTTCTACTTCTACATCCCGCGAGATCGCCCACCCAGCTCCGCCAGTAACGGCAGCCCTGTGGAGCCGCTATGACGCAGATCGCCTCCGGCATCGACGCGCTCTACCACGACCTCGGCTACCTCCCGCAGAGCGACTTCGTCATCGGCCAGGTGCTCACCAAGGTGGCCGAGCTGCTGGGCCAGGCGGCCGCCGACCAGCCCGACGCCGTCCGTACCGCGCTGGCCAACTTCGCCTGGGATCTGCGCCAGCAGGTCCGCCACCCGCGGCCGTCGCGCTGATCCGCCCGCCCGCCGGCCGCTCACTCGGCCGAGGGGGATCTTGACGCTCCCCCATTCTCCCCCGACGCTAGCTCGTCATGCCGTTGACCAGCTCGGGGCAGAAAGTCCTGTCGTCGATGCAGTCGCAGTACGGCAGCGACAAGGGGGAGCGGGTCTTCTACGCGTCGATCAACAAGGGCAAGCCGGGCTCGCAGAAGTGGGAGGGCAAGAAGGCGAGCGCGCCCGGGCGGTCGCTCACGGGAGGGAAGCGCTGATGGCTCAGGACACCGACGATTCTGATTCCGATCCGTGGGGACCCACTGGCTCCCAGACGCGCCGCCTGCGCACCGATTCGGGTCCGCGCTCCTGGCCGCTGCGCGGCGGCCCCGAGACCGCAGACAACGCCCGGGTGGAGTTCGCGCGACGGCAGGCGGACCTGGGACGCGGCGAGGACATTGAGCTGCCGAAGGACAACGCCAAGCCGATCACCAAGGGGCGCGCGCTGCGCGGAGGGAAGCGGTGAGCCGCTGTGGCGGATGACATCGACGACCTCAAGGCGAACATCCGCGGGCTGATGCAGGGGCCGATCATCGACACCCTGAGCGCCGCCGGCGACAAGGTGATGAATCTCTACGACGACGCGCACGACTACCTCGCCCGCAAGTTCTCCGGCCGCCCGACGACACCGACGACACCGACCACGCCTACGACGCCGACCAAGCCGACGCCGCCAACCAAACCGCTCAGCAACCCGCGCCAGCTGCGAGGAGGCAAGCGCTAATGGGCTACCAGGGCTTCGACAAGGTCAAGGCCGACGTCGCGCAGGATCCCGGCGTCCGCGATCCCGGCGCCGTCGCCGCAGCGATCGGGCGCAAGAAGTACGGCGCCAAACAGTTCAACAAGGCGGCCGCCACCGGCAAGACGATGCAGGGCGCCAAGCCGCTCGCCGGCGGGAAGCGCTGATGTACCCGCCCTCGATCCCCGGCGTCGGCCCGTCGCCCGGCTCCTCGGCGCTCGACGGCCCACCGCCGTCACCGACCCCGATGGGGCCGGCGACCCCGGGTGGTGGCGGCGGCGGGTTCTCGCTCGGCGGGCTGGCCTCGCAGCTGCCGACGACGCAGATGCCGCCCGAGGTGCTGACCGGCATCACGCAATCGGCGCAGTCGGTCTCGCAGCTGCTCGACAGCTGGGCACAGGTGACGCCCGACAAGGGTCCACAGCTCGCGCTCATCAAAGACATGATTCAGCAGTACCTCGCCGATCTCATGTCCTCGGGTGCGGGCCCCGTCTCTCCCACCGCGCCTGGTCCAGCGTTTCCAGGCGGTGGCATCGACCAGGGCGTCGCGGGCCCGGGTGCGGTGTAGGTCGGTCCGCGTTCGCGGAGAGAGGCGTACCCCACCTCGCCTGGTGACAGAGGGTGATTGGTGCGCTGGCCTCGACGCTTCTGAGGTGCGCAGATGGGCGCGTTTGAGTCTGGTCAGTCGTTCCTCGCTGGCGTGCTCGCCAAGCTCCCCGAAGAGCAGCGCGCACAGGCGAAAGCGATCTTTGACGCCGCGGAGGCGAAGGATGCGGTCGTCCTCCTGGGCGACGGCACGCTGGCCCGCACGGACTACAGCAAGTCGATGGACGGATTGCGGGACAAGGAGAAAGCGCTCAACGAGCACTACGAGCGCCTCAACGCCTGGTACGACGTCAACAAGGGGGCGCTCGACGAGGCGAAGGAGCTGCGCGAGAAGGGCGGCGGCGGCGCCCCGGTGGTGAAGGAGCCCGACAAGGTTCTGTCACCGAGCGCGTCGACCGCGGCGATCACCGCCGACCAGGTGCGCGAGATGGTCGACACCGCCGGGCGTGACCTGGTGGCGATCAGCTCGTTCATCGCGACGCAGGCGGGGCAGCACTACGCCATGTTCGGCGAGCCGCTCAACGCCCTGGAGATCGCGCAGAACCCGAAGGTCGGCCGTCCGATCGCCGGGCAGCCGGGGCGCATCTTCTCGCTCGACGACGCCTACCGGGAGAAGTACGGCGAGCGACTCGCCGCCAAGCACAAAGAAGCCGAGGACAAGCGCATCAACGACGAGGTCGAGAAGCGGCTCGCGGAGCGGAACAAGGCGTCGGCGACGCACCCGTTCCCGCTCCGCTCCGAATCCTCGCCGCTCGATGTCCTCACCACGAA